AAAATTATTAAATCCTTCAATTGCAACTATATCAGTATCCGCTACGATATTTACAATATTATCACCAACAATAGCATTAGGATCTCCCAAATCACTAAAATAAAGTGTTTTACCAGCCGCATAAAATAAATGTCCATTTAATACTGTAGCATCGATAAAATTAGGCATATCGTCTTTTTGCACATATGAGAAGCCAGCAGTATGAATACCATCTTTTAAGGCAAGCGGAATAATAGTAGCACTTTCTACATATCTACCGGTTTCCCAATCATTAACTTCATCATTAGAATTAATAACATTGGTCCATTTTGGACGAGTAAAATCAGGAAAAATAGTGGGATTATAAATAAAAGTTCCAGCGGCTTTTGATCCAAAATAAACTTGATCTCCAAAAGTAGGATGAGTATAATCTGTAAACCACCATCTAGTATCGTCTGCTCCAATTAGCTCTTGCCATTCACCATATGTATTATCTCGTTTTTCATAGTATCCATGTAGCCAAGAAGCAGCATCATCTTGACCACTGCCGGCTTCGCCTTCACTAGTATGTGTATATAAGATTTCTTCGTATTTAGTATTATTTGTAATATCATGAATAATTATAGTATAAAAACTAATATAATCTTGTAAATTGGGCTGATCGTCAAAACTAGTATCCCACGCATCAAACGGACCCTTTACTATATTACTAGTATATCCTCTTGTTAGAAAGATACTTATAATTTGTTCGTGTCCAAAATCAGTTTTAAGGTAATGATTTCCTAAACACTCTTGCAAACCAGTTTCTTCAGTAGTATCATAGGGCGCAGGATTTCCATATTGGGGATATGCCTGTACACTACTATTGAATTCACTTAATTGACCAAAACCTCCACGAACCTCTAACACTCCATAATTTGAATAAAGGTTTTGTTTTAAGCTCGTCATATTTACTGGACTTGATAGTACAGTTTTTTGATCGATAACTTCTATTTCTTGTTTTGGACTAGCCATATTAATATCCTAAATATTCTAACTCGTCTGTTGCTATTACACGATTACGAGCGCCCCAGCTTCTACCGGTTTGCAGATAATCTCCTAGTTGTTTTTGTCTTTGCAAAAGCTGCTGCACTAGAACGGGGTTATTAGCAAAATCAGTAATAGCATATTGCTGATATGCCAACAGAGCAACGATATCGTGAAAGCCGGCTAGATCATCAATAAAAGCCCCTGCTCCTGTAGTATTAGCTACTGTGAAAATATCACTAACATCGGGGATATACTCCAAAACGATCCTTTCATAGTCGCCGGTAAATCTTAAGATTGTTCCTTCTAACATATAGCGATTTAAACCATTTTGAATTTCCAATAAGGATCTAGCTGGCTCTAAATAATAACGAATATCTCTATCTGTTGTTCCTGCGCCGGATTCGGCTAGAGCACATCGAACAAGTCGATAAAGCCGTGTACCCGATACTGCATTAGCACCCAAAAGGGGACCAGTTCCAGCATTTGTTAAATCACATGAACTCGCAGGTGCCCCGGGCACATCTATAAATCGCCGAATCATATAATAATGATTATCCTGTTCTAAAACATATTGTCTAAATTGTTCATATCCAATATTTAAATATGTGACCACATTTGCATCACTTAGGAAAGTTGTATCGCTTTCATCAGTATAATTCCTAAATAAACTGGCGATGGCATCTGTTAACATTATTCTACACTCCTATTTCTAACAACCGAGGGATCAAATGTCTGTGGTGATTTAGCAGCTTTAACCCCACCTCTATAGGCATCATAAAGTCCTGATAACTTACTCCCTTGTACATTTTCATCCATATATTGCTGTTGGGCTGCTGGTGATACAGTTGCCATTTGATTAGCAATTTGCTCTGGATTACCGGGATCTGTTCTTTCCGGAAATACTTTGTATTTATAACGATTCTCCGCAGGATCATTAGGATCAGCCGGTTGATAGGTACTCACACTAATAAAGATATCCCGAATATAATCAGCAACTTCTTCTCCAAGTGCATAATATTCTTCGGTACGAATAAATTTACCAAAGATATCCTTAAACGCATCTAAATCATCAGTAGCAAAGATTTCAATTTGTGCCCCCATTTTAACTGCATCAAGCATATCCAAGGCATGATTACGATTAGCCATCCTATCAGCAATAAAAGTATCACCCGTGCGAAAGCTTAATTGCTTAAGCGCAGTTTCTTTATCAATCATTTCCGCTTCAACTAATTGCATAATCTTCGCATCTCTACTAAGAGCATCATCACGGAACAAAGAACCGGATTCAATGAAGATATCTGGTGTGTCTACAATATCCGTTGCCTTTATATTGCGAAAAACATACCCACCTCTGCCATCAAACATACGCACAAATCGATCTTTTGTATAATACTTTTTCATTAATTGTAAAATAGTTTTTAATGCTTTTTGTACTCCCTCTTCAATATTTCCTTGCGTCATAGCCAACTGACTAATGTCTTGCTGTGCCAAAGCTTCAATAGCTTTGCCACTAGTGACGCCAACGGCTCTTTTGCCGAGGGTTGTGCTGTGAACACCCGATACATCGAACATCTCGCCCTGTAGGCGTGCGATATTATCTAAGACATAGCCGGGTAGCCCTGTGCCGGGGATTTGCGTTGGAGCGCCTCCTGCGGCGTTATAATAGATAATCTCACCGGGTGTACCACGAATTGCTCCACTATTAACTCCTGCGGTTTTTGGGATTAACCACTTTGGGTTTGACATAAGCTCAACATTTTCAATAAGTTGATTACGAGCTTTATTATACATATTTTGTAGATCAATAATGGACTCAACTAAGCCCATGCCCCATAAGCGATCTGGCATATCGGTATACTGAATATGCTGAAAGGGTATATCTTTTGAAGTGTCGCTCCATCGTCCTTTATATAAATAAGTATTGCCTACAACAATACCATATTTTCCATCTCGCCAATAAACATCAAATAGTTCGACTCTATTATAATAATAGGCATCTTCTAGTGCTTCATTGATTCGGCGTGAAGGATTTGAATCACCGCCAGTACGGATATTTGTCGTAGAATTTGCATCAATTTGATCTGCATGATCTGGAAATGCTTTTTTAACATCTTCACTACGAGCGATTGTACGAATAGCCACATAAGAACTTTGATCGGCATTTTGTGCTCCCGGCTCATAGAAGAAATCATAGGGACTAATTACACGCACTACCACTTCATCTAAATCTGGATCAAAAAACTCTTGTAGTCCTACATTTCCAACAGCAATAAGCCAATGAATAGCTTTTTCAAATTTACTTTTTAAATTATCGCTATGATAAAAATATCTTAGGAGTTCTTCGGAAGCTTTTGCCTTAAGAATATCTTCGTCTGAGGGGCTAGCAGGAAGGACTGCTACGCCGGGATAATTTGTTTCTAATTTAGAAGAGATAACCCGGTAAACATTTAGGATTAAATTAATAATAACCTTAAGTTTACCGGGTTGATTTTTAAGCGTTACGAATTGTGTTAGAGTTTTATCATATCTTAAACTTTGTTTCCCTTGTAAATACAATAAACATAAGTCCCATACACGAATAAGAGCTATTTTATTAGATTTAGCTTGACTTATAAGTGCTTTAATGGCATGCGGAAATTTTCCATAATCGCTGCCAAGTTGTGTATCTTGATCTAGTTTCATTGTTTATTCCTTATGATAATGATAATTTTTGAAAATTTGCTGCCCTAGCAGGATCGATATTTGCTCCAAATTTCTTTACGGTTAGAGCTTTGCCAAGCTTGGGCACTTTGGGCACTTTTGGTACTCCCTCTTTAAGCATCTTTTCAGCAGCTTCGCTTTTGGCACCATTCCCAAATAAAGAACCAATCCCACTAGCCAAAGATACTAGTTTATCAAATCCTTCTGTTGGATCACGAACCGTAGTGCCTCCCTTTTCAGCCAATTCTTTTGCACGCTCTATATTTGGATCAATCATACCCACGACATCGCCACTAGTTTTCCATGCCTGTGCTCCCGCTTGAGGACCGCCAAAATATGTAGCTATAGCGGCTGATAATACTTGTGTTGGAATTTTTGTATACATGGCTGAACTTTCAGCACTTTTAGCAGCTAAAGCAGCTTGACTTTTTTCTGCTGATGGTATAGGATCTCGCTGACCCTCTAAACCAGATCGAGGATCTCCAGCTTTCAAACCAACTCTTCCTTTTTGTAAACCAACTCTTCCTTTTTGTAAACCATATGCCATTATAATGTCTCCTCTTCCCAAAGTTGAGCTAGTGGGCTAGCAGTTGCTTCTTGGGATACTGTATATTCTTTTTGCAACTTTAAATCATACTTAACTTTTTCAGTTTTTACCCTTAAAAACAAATAAAGTTGGGTCAAACAAAGACCCAACATAAATAATGTACAAGCGCCAAGAATGTGTAAGTATATCATATTTATCCAAAAAGGGGGATGGCAAGACCGAAGCCCCACCATCCCCCGATAGTTAACTTAGCTATTAAGTTTCAAAGCCAAGAAGGACGCCGTTGGCATTTGGACGCTCACAATAGAGATCCATATACATACGGTAATAACCTTCATAGGCATCCAAGTTAACCGAACGAGACAGAATATTTCCGTCTAGATCAGCAAACCCGGGCTTTTCTAGCTCGGCTAGTTTCCACGCCTTGGTCTTCAAGAAGTAGATGAGGTGCTTACCACAATCAACACTCGTCCTAATCGGAGTATTGTTAAAGCCGATACCGCTGAAACCAGCATCGCCCTTAGTTGCTTTGTCAGCATTTACGAACAAGTTAGCAGCATTATTGCCACCAACAAGAACACCGGTATAGGTAGCACGATGAACAGGATTCATCATGATGCTATTCGGTTCTTCACCAGATTCAGCATTAACTGAATCCAGAACACTCTGCATACCCTCTGGCGTAAGCCCCGGGTTTTGCCCGGCGACCGTTGGGCGGGTATAGTTACCCGCAACACCGGTACTATTCGTAGTACGGATGCTTGGGCACTGCAAAGCAGTCACACCAGTAGCTGTTGTACGATCAACACCAAAGTGAGTTGGTGAAGACAAGTTGGTATTAATACCGGTAAACTGCTCGGCAATTGCGGCTGTGGCACTTGCCGGTCCAGTAATTTCAACTGCGAATGCAACTGTATTACCAGCGACATTAAGAGCAGCGATACTAGTAGAGCCAGCGCCAGCACCACCTTCAGTGAAAGTATTGGCGACGACATCAACAGCGGTCACATCAATACCCGTAGCTGCATCAGCGAGGGTATCGCCACGAACCAAACTAACGGTAAGACCGGGGTGAGCAGCCAACATATCAGAAAGCCACTGGGCATTGCCATCAAATTCCCAAGTTTGAGCAGCGCCTGCCGCTTTGCGCTCCTGCGTATAACCAGCAATGCTGCCACCGCTAAACATGCTCTCATTAGCTTTCTTGCGAACATCCTGCGTAAGACGACGCAACTCAAGATCGACATAATTGCCGAATGAATAAGCACCCTTAGCAGACGAGATAGCTGGACCGGTTAAGCTAAACCGACCATAAAGAAACTTCGCATTAATGTGAAGCTCATTATAGGTCTGTGAACCAGCAGTCGGGAGGGCAGCGCCTTCAGCTTTGAAGTCAACACCCGGGTTTCGTGCAGTGTGCACAGGCACAATAACTCGCTTTCCTGACCAATCGAGTTTTGCCTTTTCAAAAAGCTGAAGCATAAGAACTTCTTGATTCAACTGCTCGGCAATTGCCTTCGCATAGAACTCCTTAAGAACGCTTTGTAGTGTGGTTAAAGTAGCCATAATTTTCTCCTATTTCCAATTATTTTTTAAAAAATCAAACATCTGGGCTTTGGCATCATCAAGATTCTTTGGTGGATTTTCATGACCCGACCCATTGTGTGTATGTCCAGATGGAG